CTTCATTATAACCCTTCCCTTACCATTGACGGAGTGTTTAGTCTATGGGCCTAAATCCGACGGCTCTTTACACTCACCTTCTAGGTGACGTTAAAGGTCAAATCAGCGAGGCCGCCTACAATTCCATTGTAGGCGGTTACTTTCTGTGGCCAGGGATGACCAGGAAGGAAGCAGCGGTGGCAAGTATCGTTAGGTCGTGCTTGAAGAAATTAAAGCCCGATTCTAGCGAGATTCTTGACGCCCGAGCCTCCGAAAAATTCCTACAATGCAATGAAGCATGCAGGACCTGGGTAGTCCCTGAACCCGTTTCCTCGTACCAGGATGAATTACTCGGCGAGTTTAGACGCGCCTTGTATAAATTCTGGTATAAGGACGGGACGAATGCGATATTTGATCATGACTATGACGCCCTTTATTATGGGCGTTGTGGTCCTGGTTCTGCTATCGATTCGCGCGGCGGCGATTGGTACGTTAAACTGTACGACTCGTCGTTGACCCATACGAAACCCTACTTATATGAACTATATAAGCGCTACATAAAAAGCTTTCCCGAGTGGTCCAATGCGGAATCAATCCGACACGGAAACCACGGTGAGGCCTCTGTAGTTGAAGGTAATCGTCTTAGCTTTGTTCCGAAGAATTGCGACATCTCGCGTACAATATGCGTTGAGCCCACGCTGAATATGTTCTATCAGCTTGGTTTCGGCCATGTACTAGAGCGTCGATTGGAAGAATGCTTCGGCATCAACCTTGCCAATCAGCAGCTCAAAAATCGAGAGCTAGCGAGACAGGGCTCTATCTTTGATAACTATGTTACCATTGATTTGAGCTCTGCCTCTGACTCTATATCTTTAAGTATGCTCAAATGGTGCCTGCCTCCCAGCTGGTATAGCTGGTTGGTAAAGTACCGCTCTGAGCGCTGTAAGATTGGGGCCAGCTACCATGATCTTCATATGGTCAGTACGATGGGGAATGGTTTTACTTTTCCCCTTCAGACCATATTATTTTCATGTGTTGTTATCGCAGCCATGAAGGTACATGATCGCAAGATCTTGTATCCTCGTGGTATGGATTATGGCAACTTCGGCGTAAATGGGGACGACATCATATGTGAGCGTGAATGCTCGACCTCTGTGATGTGGCTCCTAAATACCCTAGGATTTGTCATAAACCGCGATAAGACCTTCATAGAAGGTCCATTCAGGGAGTCCTGTGGTGCTGACTTCTTCCAAGGAGTCAATATCCGGGGTGTCTATGTTAAGCAACTAGATACCCAGCAGGACGCCTACGCTGTAATTAACCAGCTTAACCTGTTCTCTACAAGGACAGGCATCATACT